CTGTTTCAAAGTTAAGTTGAGTATCTGCAGATGTTGGTGTTGTTGGTAATGCTCCTATTGCCATATCTGCGGACCAATTTAATCTTGATCCCGCCAAATATTGCATCAACATTGTTCTTCCGTTAGAAGTTATTAAATTGGTTGATCTACCAATTTCTAAATCTCCTTGTTTAAAAACATATGTTCCTTTAAATTGTGACTGTTGCACTTGACACCGCCTTTGAAGATCCTGTTGAATAATTTGCTTGAACTGAAACCGAATAAGAACCAGTGAAACTATAACCATTTTGTTGTGTTAAAATAAATAAAAAGTTATTTTTATTTGTTGAAGAAGTTCCAGTTACATAACTTCCGTGAACTGATCCTGATGTATAAGTTTTAGTATAACCAGAATATGATGGTACTTTTGCATATTGGGCAGCGGGGGAACCAGTGTTTGCTGGCAAATTTAATCCATGCAAAGTAATATTATATGAAACTGCATTTGAAACTTTAGGAAATTCAACTTTTAAAGTAGTTGAAGTTGAATTTGTTATTCTTACAGATATATTTGGATCTACCGCAAAAATTCCAAGTGCTCCATTAACTGTTTGAAGGGATTCGTTTGGGGCAAGGCTTCCAGTAGATGCCCCAGCAGCTGTTGGTGGTGCTGCAATATTAGATGCTATTTGATCAAATTCAACTAAATATTCATATGTTCCATCATCTTCGTCTGGCAAATCAAAAGTTATTGTTATTTCTTGTAGTATTCCTTGATCTGTAGTTGCTACTGTTTTAAAAGTACCGTCCCAATGCAAGTTTGTTAAAACTGGAAGCGAATCATCAAGTTGTCCGTTTTTAGGATCGGTTATTAAAGTATTGTCAAGTATTTGTGAAGCACTTACAGATGCTACATTGACGATACCATTTATTCCTGATCCAGATTGAGTTCTTAACCAATTAGCCCAATCTGATGCCGTTAAAACTTTTACATTTGGATTCTTGGATAAATAGGCTGGGTTATTTCTTGGATCTGTTGGACCAATTGCAATTATTGGTCTTTGCTTTAAACTAGCAGCAACATGACCAGTGACTGGTTTAGATGATGATCTGCCGTAACTTATAGCCATATGCCCTCCAACTTAAATTATATCATTTTAACAACAAAATCAACCAATTTGATTTAAAGTTAAAATTGTAACCAGTCCAGTTTCAAATGTTTGTTGTACGCCTTGAACAAAATACTTTTGATTGACTATATTTTTTAATCCATAGTTAACTTTAACTATATCTCCTATTTCAAACAAAGGATTTCCATATATAGATATAACAGTATCTCTTGTAAACCCGTCCAAAGCCCTATAGATACTTCTTAAAATTGCGGTTGCAGTATTTTTATCTTGTACCCAGCTTGAAGTTATATCAACAGTTTCATTTATGTTTGCTTGATCAAAAACTTTTTCTATGGTTACGTCTGGTCCTAGGGTTATAAGAGAATCTGTTATTAAGCTAAAATCAACATTTATTTTATTTACAGGGTCTGGTGATTTTTTAATCCAAACTTGAGATGGCGAACAATTTACAATTGCAAATCTACTTCTAAATCCAGAGTGATATATCGGTGAATAATTTAATGAATATTGGTCTACTGGTATATACGGTAAATTAGGAGTAGTAGTATTTGCTGGAATAGGAGTAGGCAAATTACCATCAAGGTAATAATACCAATCATAAGTTATTTTTAAAGGATATGCGTCAAGAGATGGTGCTTGTGCATCTTTAATATCATAATAGTTAATTCCAATAATTGTTGGTTGAGATTGAACTATAAAACTAGTTTCAAATATTTTTTTATTACTTGCAATTTTTTCTGCAAACCAAGGCAATTGATAATGATAAAATATATTTTTATCTATAATTGCGGTTTGAGTTGCATATATTTCTTTAAATTTTACAGAAGATGAAGATGAAGATACAACTGGAATTGCTGCAATAATATTATAAGGAACATTATTGTTAATACAATATCCCGCACCGTCTGGAGAAAACCCAGGAGGGCATGTTGAAGATCCCGTTGCGGTTCCTGTTGTACCCGAAACAAATACTCCAAATTTTCCAGAAGTATCTGGGCATGTTGCATCCGCTGTAATTAATGGAATTTTTTCTTTATTTAAAAATATTGAAAAAGCAGCATCTTGTTTATTGGTTTTAACAATTTTTAAATTAATAAACTTTCCGTATTCTTCAAAAGGTGAGCCAATTGGAAATAGTTCTGCTTGACTATTAATTACACTAGTAACATTAATATTTTGAGTTTGTGAGGATAAAAGATTTTTTGTACCATCTGATGTTACTGTAAGTAAATACTGAATGTTACCCTTAGAATCTTTTTGTTGAGTAATTCCAATATACATACTTGGGTTTTGATTTGTATCATGTAAAACTAATCCCATTTTTGTACCATTTGGATAATTAGCGTATCCTGCGGTTGATGTATTTTTACCTAAAAATATCTTTGTTGAAAATGTATTATAATCATTTCTTTGAGAAATTGAATAGGGGTCTAAGCAAGTTATTTTTGAAATTTCACCACTTAATGAAGATAATGAAAGTAGGTGATCTTTATCCACTGTTACACTTGAAGCTCCAGATATATCTAATTTAGCTGTAATTGTTGATGGGTTATTGCTATCCATAACAATATGCTCTCTAATAAAGGTATTGAATAAACCTCTATCTACATTTGTTATTCTTCCTGTTGCGGATACTCCAACATTATTATTGGCTCCCGCCTGCGATACAACTTCTGCAAATTGTGCAGCAAAGTCTGCAGAGTTTGCTATAGACCTAATCTGCACTCCTGCAGGCGTAGTAAAAGCAAATTCTTTATATTTAAAACTTACAATTTCTCCTTCAATAATTCCAAATCCGTCATGATCAATTCCGTATGAATTAAATTTAACTTGTGCTGTAGAAGCTGCCCTTGCTTCATCTACTGGCACTCTAAAATAGTTTTGATAAAGACTCATAGATTCTTGTAAGTGATTATATGTTGTTGATTCATCTATTGTTGAATCCCAAATTACATCTGATGATTGCTGAAAAGTTGCTTTAGCATCTACATATAAATTGTTATCTAGTAGGCTTCCATCTGTTGCAATCTTTTTGCTGAGTTGCGGGGTTTTATAAGTAAGAGTTGCTTTTCCAACTTTTGTTTTAGTTGTCTCAGTATATGTATCCTGAACAATATTGCTGGTAATAGTTAATCCTCCAACTGGAGTATTAATGGTTTGTGGGTATTTATTGTCATGTAGCAACATATTAATTTGATTTGAAGGATCAAAAATACCATCAATATTTATAAAACGCATTACCCCAGATGAATCTATATAGGCTGCAATTTGATAAACTTCAAATATTTCTCTTAACACGTCAAATACTTTTTGTTGAGTTCCATCAACATAAAAATACCTCATAGACAATGGAGTACTATTATTTTGAATTGTGCCGTCAGATAATTTAATCGTTGATTTTGTTACTCTTCTAAGCTCGTCATAATTATAATCAGTAAATCCAGCAAAGTCTAAAATATTACTTATTAATCTAAATGCATCTTCGGATTGTGAAACATAATCTGTAGGCTGTGCTAATTGCAAATATTTTGTTATATCATATGCAGTAATCACAGTTTTTTCAATGTCTTTTACATCCCAGGTATCTACATAAAAAACTCCGCCTAAAATTACTTTATCTGAAGTTGATGCACCCGTTACATTATCTCTAATAACATAATTTACATAACATTTTACATAATTTCTAAATAACCCTTTTAGTATTGAAGTTGTTGAGTTATTAGAGAATAAGCTTAAAACCTGATTACTTACTGTGAGCGGGACGTTAGAAAGAGTAATAGTTGCCATATTAGAAGATATAGCAGATATTGGAAGTGGATTCATTTTGTTATCTAGTTGTGCCACTATATCTGTAGACATAGTGAAATAACTAACATCTATTTCAAGTCTAGGTGATACTTCAACTACTTGCATTCTTTGCATTTCTGTTACATCTGCAGGATATGATGCATAATGTGAATCTGTTGTAGCTGAGTTTTGGGTTAATGTTATTTTATTAATAGCTACTGTAGCAGCATTTCCATTATTCCCGCCAAATCTAATAATTCCACTGAAATCAAATTGCGGGGTAGATGTCCAAGAATATCCAGTAGCACCTGATTTCCAAGAACCATCTGGTTGTAAATAAAGAATACATGTTCCAGATCCATCTATGTCTGCATTTGTAAGATTAATAACGGTATTGGTAAGTTGTGTATATCCTGAATTTGTTTCTGTATTGTTTGAAATAGTTACAAAAAAACTGGATGGCTTTGAGTATGCTAAATTAAATTTAATTACTAATTTATTAACATAAAGAGTTTGATCATATACGGCAGTAATTGATTGAGTATCTGGATCTGCTACAAAATATTTATATTGAGACCATTCAGACAAAAATCCATTTTTATAGATAGGGTTTGCTTTGTTAGTACCCATCATTGTTGGGTGATAGAGTACAGGACTTACTGGCATTATCTGATTATTGAAGTTTGCAACTTGTGATGAAAAATCATATTTAATTTGTCTAAATGTTGATGAGTGTTGCACTAAAGAATTGCCCGATGGAACATAGCTCTCACCTGGTCTAAAAGCATGGAATGGTGAGTCAGTTGTCCATAGATTTCCATATTGATATTCAAAGTCTGTAGTTTGATGTATCTCAAGTTGATCAATTAAAATATTATATGATAGGTTTGAAACATCTGCAGTAGAGTGATGAAATGACAATTGTGGATTTGAATACGGAGCTTGTGTTGGGCGGGAACTTAAATAAATTTCAAACTTAGTCCATGTCACACTATCAATGTTTTGTGATTGTGAATGTGCTCTATGATAGTCAATATAAGCTAATGCAGACAAACTTACAGCAACATCTCTATCTACTTTTGCATAAAATGAAATCTTGTATGTATTTGTAGTAGAAGTAATATTAGATATAGTTAATGTAGATTGTCCTGACCCATTAACTCCCGCAAAAGAATAACATGATCTGGTTGTTAGTCCCAAATCTGCTTTAAATACTGAAGTAATTCTTCCGTTGCTTACTGTTGATGGTGGATTATCCCAAGTCCCCGCAGGAATTATTCTTGTTCCTGTTCCATTTGTAGTTGAGTATGGTGCATAAAAAAGGTTATAGTTCCATTCAATAGAAACTTGCGGGGTTACATAATGTGAATCTCCAGACGCAAAATATTGCTGGATAGTTGAATTTCCTAGCATTAGATCTCCGTAAACTCTATATTAATGTTTACTAAATCAAAGTCTTTATTACGTTTAACAACTTCATAATCAAATGCAGTCATAAAAACATTGTATGTCATATTGTTAGAATTATTTGCCACATATGAAGGTACATATGTATCACCATTTGTATATACATAATTTGTTGCTACGGTTTCTGTAGGAATAAAACCATCTGTTGTATTTATATTTTGGGTGTTTGTGGAAGCTATTGTAAGTCTTACATAAATTGGAATAAACACATTAGCTTCATAGAAAGATTTCATCCATGCTCCCGCATAATTTCCATCTGAAGAATTAGCAGTTTTACTCCATACATTTTGCCAAGATGAAGTTATCTTATGCTTTCTTGCAATTACATATCTACGTAAAGTTCCATCTGCCATACGGTTAGTTTTTTCAATAACTTCATATGCTACTTTAATTGGTTGACGATTATCATCTGTTAATTTATACCAAGTAGAGTTGTCTATTGATACTTCAATTCCTGAATTTATTGAATACGACATCAGTGACCTACCTTACTCATCATACCGCTCATTTTTGCCTTTGCTTCAACTTTTGCCATGGCATCATTTATTGCCTTAGTCATATCAACAGTTGAATCAATCTTATCAACATTCACATTTACATTATATACTACATTTCCCCCTGTGTTTGATACTGATCCACCTGCAGAATAATGCGGGACACTTGAGAGAGACATCAAAGATGAAACTGCTGCTGGCACATATCCACCAGTAGCGAAATGACGTGGAATTCTATTCATATGTTGACGATGGTAAGTGATAGATGAATTGGTTCTTGCTACTCCACCTTTAGCTAAATGCATGGAATTAAGTGCATCAAATGTTCCCTTGCCATAATGTGATACAGCACCTGCATTAACTACATATTCTCCATTTGAAAGCATGGCGGGAATTGAGTCGGATGTTGCAGATCCTGGACCTGAAATATGTCCTCCAGAGGCTTTGGAAACTGGTGATATTTTTGAAGGCTTACCAATCATTTCTATATTAGAATCTGTGCCTACCAAAAAAGTATATTTTAAGTTATTATGTTCAATTGAAAAATATTGCCCTGGTTGTAGATTTCTTTCTTTAGCTAAAAGTTTTATTTGTGATCTTGCAGAGGCACCGCCAACTAATTTTCCTAGGGCTGTGTTCCATTGGCTTGGATCAACTCCAGGATTTAATACGCCTCCAGCTTTTGGTTTTAAATCTGGATTTTGTGAATATATACTCTTTAAATCACCCATATCTATAGCAGAAGATTTACTGTCTCCAGCATTTACTTTTACATCACCTTGTTTAGAAATTTTATCAGCAGCAGCTTGTATAGCACTTACTGTTGCGGTTGTTCCACTAACTACTGCATTTTTAGTAGCATTTGCTGCATCTAAAAGCAATCTATTTGCATCAACAGCTTGTTGGGCCTCATTAACTTTATTTTGAAGATTAAAATCTCTAGTGGTACCCATTAATTGTTGTTGTAATAATTGTGCTTTTAGATTGTCACCTGTTGCTTGTGCCATCAAAATTTGATTTTTAAGATCTTCTTTTGTTGTAGCATAATTTGTATTTTCGGTTTGTTGTTTTTGTAAGTCTTGTAAAGATTTTAAGTTTGCATCAAGAAGTTTTTGTTTTGCAGTTAATGCTGCTGTATCTGCAACAGCTGCTGCAGTTGCAGCTTTTGTTGCATTAGTTGATGCAACAGTTGCATCATTTTTTTTCTTCATTGCTGCAGTAATAGCATTTTCAAGTGCTAATGTTTGTTTTCCAGCTACATTTGATTTATCTGCAATATCAAGAGCAACATATCCTGCAGTTTTTGCACCTGTAGTATCAACACTAACTCCTGCTTGTTGAGCTTTCAATAAATCTACTGCTTGTCTAGTTGAGAAGCCTTGGCCCTTTAATGCACCAATATTATTAGCACCTTGATAATCTCCAGCTGCAATTAACGATTGAATTAATCCATCAAGAAAATTCTTTGAATTTTGAGCAGAGGTTCCTATAGAATCAATTATAGTTTTGTATTTATCCCATGAATCTGTATTTACAGCAAGGTTTGTTATTTGTCCTACAAAATCTGAAAATTGTTTTGTATCTGGTTTTAATGAAGACAGGGTAGATTTAATAGCTGAAAGTTGATCTGCAACTCCAACTCCCGCCCCTGCACCATTATGTCCAGACATTGTTAACATCATTTGAACTAGGGAGTCTGCTTGTGACTTGCTTATTCCATTTATAGCCATTTGAGTTTTAGCAAACTCTTGTGCCACTTTAGCAGCATCTCCTTGACCAAGTCCTTTTATTTGAGACATTACTAGTGTTAATGGATTATCTTTTGGTAATGTTTTTAATAAATTAGTAAAAGAATTTAATTGATCTCTAGTATAAGCAATTCCATCTGCTAATGGCTTAACTGCTTTGTCTTTTGTTTTTATTACAGTATCATTCCAAACACTCATTATATGAGTAGTGTCTGCAACTTGACCGCCCATAATTTGAACTGCATCTGCACTTGATTGAAAATCTGCTTTAGATTCAGCAGCATGCTGTTTTTCCATATTCATTAATGACTTTATGCCACCTGTTACAAGGCTTATTGCAGCTCCCGCTGCCATACCCCAAGGACCAAAGACAGCACCCATTGATGCTCCTGACATTGCATCAGATATTAAATTGCCACCTGGAATTTTATTAATAAGTGGAGAAGCCATTTGTGTAACCATGCCCATACCCATGCCAACACCCATGCGACCCATCATGCTCATACCAGAGAACTTAGACATCATTCCGCCTAGGCGGGAGTTGGCTCCAAATGCTTTATTAAACATTCCTTGAATTTTTGATTGTCCTGCAGATCCATTAAGTCCTTCATCAATACCATTGTGAAGTTCAGAAACTGTTTGTTTTCCTTCTGTCCATAGTTGCGGTGCTTGTTCTTTAATACCCTTTTGAAGTCCTGAAACATAATCTTTTCCTGTAGATTCTCCTTTTTTGGAAGGAGATTCTATTTGAAGTTGTTTTCTTGCTTCTGTATCAAGTTTAGCAAAATTACCAGAATCAATAATTCCTGAATTAGAAACAATATCTTCTTGTGCTTTGGTTACATTTTTACCAGCTAGTATCTTTGCAACTATTCCAGATATTCTGGTATCACCACCCACAAACCTTCTAGTTCTTCCCGATCTGCCTTTACCCGTAGTTCTTGTTTCAAGAGGTGCTTGCAAAGTGCTAATCGCATCTTCTGCCTGACCATAATTTTGTTGTTTTAAAACTTCATTTACAATTTGTCCTACTTGAGTTGCACTTCCTTGCCCTGGGCCAGCTACGTCTCTAATTTGTTTATTAGCTTTAGCTAATGGCTCTAACCATGCTTTTATTCTTTTATCAATTTCATCATAAAAACTTTGTCTTTGTTTTGGATCAGTTATACCTGCAGTTGTTGCCATTGGTCCATAAGCCAACTCTTGATTATGAGTAATTGATCTTGAAGATGGGTTGCCACTTGCATCAACAACTTTTAGATTTGGCATCAGTCTTCCACCATTACCCACGGACATTGTTTGTCCATTTAAATAGTCTAAGTAATCTTTTGCTGACATACCGCTGTTTGTACCTTGATTTATCTCTCTATGGTACATTGCAACCTTTGCATTTTCTTCACTTGCACCTGATGGCAAATCTATTGGGGCATCAAGATGTGCTACTTCTCTATCTGCATAACTTCTTACATTTCCACTTTCAGATAAATAATTAAAATTTCCACCATATTGTTGTCTTACATTAGCTCTAAGTCCATCATTATATCCTGGCAAACTTCCAGATATAATTGCATTAATTAATGGTCCATGTTCTGCTACTGCACTCTTTGGAATTACCGCTTCTCCTGGAGTAAGCATTGCAGGATAAGAATCTGTATTTCCAGTTCCTGGGACATAGCCTCCAGTTGCCATTCCTGGCAATATTAATTGACCTGATGCTACTTCTGTAGCTGCAGCTGCTTCAACTTTTCCAAGTAAGGATGTTCCTGTGCCTGCACTGAAATTCATATTAATTGATTCAAGACTTGTAATTAATCTTTGAAGTGCAGCATTAAGTGTATCTACTGCTGTAACATTTTCAAGCAAACCTGTTTGAAATGCATCTGTTGCTGTTTTTGCAGCAATGCCAGCGGGAGTCATTAAGTCTCTCCACTTTTTACTTCCATCAATAACACCAAGCAATGAATATCCAACCTTTATTACTTGACCCATCAAGTTTGCAAACAAACCAGTAATCATAATAACTGGTCCAGCTATTACTCCGAGTGTTAACAAAATTCCAAGACCTGATTTAATAGGTCCTGGTAGTTTATTGAAAAAATCTGCAATTTTTTGACCAAACTCTAATATCTTAGATCCAACTTCAAGAATTTTTTGTCCTATTGGATATAGTGAAGCCTTAAGCCCTTCTACTGCTCTTTGCCATTTTGCTGTTGTAGAAGCAGTTGCTTGAGCCATTTCTTGTCCCGCCAAAGTTGCAAGTTGAGCATTTGTTGCTCCTGCAACCTTTAAAGCATTTTGAGTTTGTGATCCAACTTTTCCAAAGTTATCAAGAAGTGCTGAAACACGAGCAAATTGAAATTTACCAAAAAGCTTTTCAATTAATTGTTCTCTTGCCAAAGGTGCTATATTTGCCAATGCTGTCTGCAATGACATAAGCATTTGAACTGGTGTTCCTGCTGATTTAATTGATTCTAGGTTAATCCCGAATGATTGAAATTCTTTTGATGCTGCAGATGTTGGTGCAATTATAGATGCAAATGCTGATTTAAGAGCGTTGGCAGCTTGTGCTGCAGGAACTCCTGCTTCACGCATTGCAAGTAACATAACTGCGGTATCTTTATATGAGCCACCAAGTTGTGCCATAATTGGACCGACACGTGGAATAGCATCAGTCATATCTTGTAAAGACATTGTAGTTTGCTTCTGCATAGATGACATAAAGTTAACAGCATTAGCAAGATCTGTAGTGCTTACTTTATATACATTTTGAAGAGACACAATTGTATTAGTTGCTTGTGTAGCATCAATTGCTCCTAGCTTGGACAGTCTCTGTGCTTGATATGTAACATCTAGTAGGCTTTGACCTTGTTTACCCATAGCAGCAAAATTAGCAGCAACCTTTGTTGTTTCTGATTGAGCAATACCCATTTGACTTGCAACTTGTGCACCTAACTTCAAAACTTGATCAGAAATTTGATTTAATTGTGCTTGTGATGGAGGTGTAAGACCTTCTCCATAAAGTCTTTGTAATCTAGTTAATTCAGTATTTACTGCTTTAAAAGCTGATACTGCTTGGCTACCAAATAGCAATGCTGGCATAGAAAGACCAACTGTTAATTGACGACCTGCCCACTGAGTATTCTTACCAAAATCAATAAGCTTTTGAGAACCTTGTTGAACAGCAATATTAAAAATATTTTGCTTAGCAGCGGCTAATTCTACTGCTTTGGCGGTAGCATTAATGGTTGTTGGTGTGTACACACTGTATACACCTTGCTTTGTAATATCTTGTTGTACTATAGAATTATTTAATTTTACTTGTTCTACGGCAAGTGCTTGAACTGATTTTTGAGCTTCTGCTGATCTTCCAGTAATAATGCCAAAATATTGACCAAGACTTAGCTTACCTGATTGTAAAGCTTTTCCAAACTTTTCTGTTTCAGAAGTTAATTGAACTGTTTGTTTTGTAAAGTTACCACTTGATACAAGTGCATTACTGAATTCATTTTGAATTCCTTTAAGTTGAGATGTAAGATCAGTACTTAATCCTACTCCCGCAATACTTTTTTGTAAAGTTTGGACTTGGGTTTGTAAAGCTTTAAGTTGGGCATTAACACTTGCGAAATCACCTAATGCGGTGATCTTTAATTGAATATTAGCCACTTATCACCCCTCCATAGACATAAAGCCAAGTCCTTCGTTTATTCCGAATCCTTCGTCTTTTGCAATTTTAGCATTTTGTAGATCTGTGATGTCTTCTGGTTCTTTATCTTCATCATCAATATCAATGCCTTGAATTGCTGCTAGGAATTTCCTTTCACGTTTTTCTCTTTCTCTTGATGCATTTAATGTTGCCATTAATTCATCTAAAGAAAGGTTGCTTTCAAGTTCGTCATAATTTTTCCAATGACCTAACAAGAAAACTTCGGACTCAAGGGAGGCTAGGTCTAGTTCGTCCCAACTAGACTTGCTCCCAGTAGGTTTGGGTCGTTAAGTTTTAATCCTCCGCAAACCTCAAGAATCTTCATCATGGTAGGAACTTCAATCGTTTCTTCAAACAAATCTTTGTCTTTTGCCAAAGGGGATTTTGATGCTTCTAGGCATATCATTGCTGCTTTAATAAAAACGCTCATAGCTGCGTCTTCTGATTCGTTTTCTGGAAGTTCCATTTCTTTTACTGCATCCATAAACTTTTTTAATTGCTTAATAGGTAGTGGTTTTAAAGTAATGACTTCTCCATTACTTAATTCAATTTCTACTACATCATACACTGTTGTTGCCAAGTTATAGCTCCTTTGTTTAATTAAATTATACCAATATATATGGTCAATACAAATTCAGAGGCCCCGCCATAATTGACGGGGCTTGAATCTTATTAAATTGTATATTAAGTTTTTTAGAATGTACCGTAGACACGGTCAATTACTACGCCATATTCTGCACCAGCATATTGTGAGTCAGAATCTGGCAAGCAACGGAAGTTCACTGGGAACACAGTTGCTGCATCACGCTTTAGTCCGTGAGCTGTTGTATCAATAGAAACAACACGACGTGCAACATAGACACGTTCTTTTTGACGAGCAACAGTAGTTACTGAACCTGTTCCAACTGAAACAACTGGTGTTGAACCTGTTGCTGCTGGATCGTTGAAAGCTGCTGATGTACCGATTTGTGCTGGAGCTTGTCCAACTGCAACTAGTACACGCTCTACTGGAGCATCACCTAGAGCACCTGCTGCAATGTTTAGTGTTGCTGCTGGTGTATCTGGAGTGCTGTTAACAGCAGAATCATTATTTAGCAATGTTGGAACGTTAACAACTGAGTTGGTATTGTTTGCAACATATACGCTATCCATTTGACCCCATGAGAACTGTAGGTTTTCAAGAGTTGCTTCTGTTAGTTCGGTCTTAAGCATAACTTTTAGTGTTTGCTTGAAGATACGAGCTGCATCAAGAAGTTGATCAACCATTACTTCACCGTATGTTGGTTCGTATGAAACCTCAAGACCTGTATTTGTATAACCAACTTCACGATAAGCAGAAGAACTTAGAAGTCCTGTACGTGCTGATGTGTTAGCTGGCATTAAAGATGAAAGATCTGATTTGTATGTTGTTGGGCGACCTGTATTATTTGAGCTGTTACCAACTGAAACGAATAGAGATGCTGCACCGACGATTACGTTTTTTGTATTTGTAGCCATTTATTTATTTCACCACCTTATTTATTTTAAGAAAAACAAACAAAGATGACAACTTGCTTCCTCATAGAAAATCATAGCATTAAAGCTAAATAAATCAAATTTAGATATATCTTCCAGAGTTGGATATGCCTTCATCTACTTCACGAGTATATGTATAAATTATTGAAAAATCCCCGCTCATAAATCCACCTTCATCAATAAAGGGTTGAACAGGATTTGCTGATTCCAGCCTAAAATAAAGGAATTTAAATGGGCTTCCAACGGGTTTTGCATAACCATTAATATCTCCTGCTGAGAGTTCATATCTTCTAAATAGGTCTGTTAAAAAATTAATTATAGTCAAAATTTGTTGATGATTTCTAGATATAACTTGCAAAATCATTGATTCTTCTGAGACCCACCATTGGACTCCAAAATTTTTTTGAATAATGTCGTAGGTTATATATGGTTTTCCAGGCAATAGATTATTAAATTCTGGAACTTGTTGAGATGGAATAATAGGTACTAATGGGTAATCAAAACCATCTGCATAATAATCTTGTGGGTCAAGTAATCCAGCATTTTGTAGTTCTTGCCATATTGCATTTCTTACATCAAATGCTGCTACTCTTGAATAATCTACTGTCATTTAACTACCGCCCCTGTATCAATTTTATTTGCAAGGTTTGCAACTGCTGATCTTACAGCTGAAATGGATCCCTTTCCATTACTTTCATTTAATGCAATTGCTACATCATTTGCCATTGATTCATAGAAGCCTGATGAATCCATTATAATGCTTGCATTTTTAGTATACCATTCAAGCATATAGCTTGCAAAAGAATTTTTAGTTGCAATACCACCTGGATGCAAAATATTTACTTGAGTTCCTGGAGATATAAATGCTATTCCATTATTTCCCATAAATGCTAACACTCTTTTTGCAGAAAATGATACTGGTGTTCCAGATTCCATTACTTCTGCTTTATTTTTAAAAATATTTTTTTTTGAAACAACTTTACCTGTAGGTCCTGGTTTTAATAATTCTGGAGAAATTGGAACGGGTAATTTTGATGATAAAAATTTTGTACTAATAGTAAGATCTCCATACAACATAGATGTTCTTTCTAATACAAATAGTCTAGATTGTGGTTTTCCAATCCCGCCCCATTCATAAATATGATGCATTTTTTTAGGATTTCTTCTTGCATAATTATCAATATCAATCATAAATCTTTTACTTGTTATTGCAAAGGTAGCTTTTGCTATTTCAGTTAATACTGACGGGTTTACTATTTCTTGGATTCCACCCATCCAATCTGCTAATTCTGCAGCAACCTCTTTAGTATTAACCTCAAGCTTTATTGTCATCTTGAATCTCTGTTCTTAGAATTACAACCTCATAATAAGAAATTTTTGCAAAGGGGTCTAAAACTGCGTGTGATGCTGTGACTTCAAAAATTGTGTCTGGTTGATCTAATTTATCAATTTCAATAAAAACAGGACGATCATCACTTGAACGAATATTTTGTATACGCCAACGCTTACTCATCAATTCTAAACATTTCATTTTTAATTGCAATTTTTCAGTATAATCTAGATCCGATGTCTTAGCAAAAGATTTATTTTCAGATCTTGTTGAAGCTCCACCCACCTTGATAGGCTCCACTTTACATTGAATAGTTTTAACATAAACCCATTCCCTGGTCATTGCACCAGTTGATGGATCTTGTGTGTTTTTTTGCTTATATACGTCTGCTTTCATGTTCATAACAGACGCTATGAAAGATGAGTTAAACATTAGATGATCACAATATTTGCTTTGCGATATTGATCAAGAATATTGTCTACTGCAATATTTCCAGTACCATTAAAAGCACCTTTAGCCATTTCAAAAGAAATTTCGCTAAGGTCTACCTTATGCAAATACTTATTTCTCCAATTATAATCATTTGATAATATGTCTTGTATTAAAAGCATTGAAGCTAGTTTAATATCCTCTGGAACATATTTATATCCAACTTGTCCTACAAAGCGATATAGATATCCATCTCTAAATCTACCGCTATAAAGTATTGTTGGATCCATTTGATTGTTCCAGCCATCTTGCCAACCTGGGTACCAAATTCTAAGTTCGTAGCCCGTTGGACTTATTACGGTACTGTAACCAAAAGTATTGTAGGCGGGATCTTGAGTATTGTCATAAACTAAAATTTCATTTTCGTAAATTTTGTCAAGATTTATCATTCTTTCAGTTAGATGTATTGTATCTGCACCAATACCGTAAATTTCCTGACCGCCATAATATGTATAAAATTTTATACCAGTATATCCCTCTATAATGGTTCTTGCTAATTTTTCAGCATTTGCTATAAGTTTTGGATCTACATAATTTATGTCAGATGGCACTGAGCCAAAACCTAGAAAATCTATGGTTTCATAAACATTAGAATATGGTGTTTCAACAGCATAAAAATCTGTTTGTGTTACTGTGACGCCACCAATGGTATAGGTCCACCTGATTTCCAAAACCCTATTTATATTGGTTATTGCTGGGGTTAAAAGAAAAGAATAGAGTCCTGAAGGAGCTTCATCATTTGCAGTTAAATGTGAAAATCCAGTTATTGGAGAACCGTCATTATCTGCATCATATATAGATAGCGTTGGGATGCTGTCTGCTTGAGTCAGCACCCCATTGTTATATACCTCTAATTGAATCTTTTCTTGACTATTAGTGTTGATTGTTTGCAATCAGAACACCCCCTATTTTATTTTAAGCGTAGTATTCCTGAGCTTCTCTAGGAGTAGCCAAGCGAAAACCTTCTTGTGTATCAAAAATTCTTTGTGCATCTGTTTCAGACATTGCTACAAAAGGATGATCTTGTGTAAATTCATGACCACTTGTTTGATATGAGTGGTTGCTTCTTTCCATCTTTACTAGTACTTGATTTACTGTCTTCATAATTTTTTGTTCTCTCTTTTTCTTCTCAACTTCTGGGACTTCAATTTCTTCTCTTTCAACCTTATTAAACTTGTCAAACATTTGATAGGTAATTCCTTCTTCTTCTAACAATGCAATAATTTCCTGCTTTGTCTTAACTCCCGTTGTATCTACACCGAATGAGTCTGCAGCTTTTCTTAGTTCTGTAATTTTTAGATCTGTAAATGACATTATATTTTCCTCTCGTCATTGTTAATTATATCAGAAAATGGCTAAGGGGAACACTTTCGTATTCCCCCGCCTTGCAACTAATTAAAATTAGTATGTATTTCCGTTTAGGCCACCTGTTACATTTGCTCCGTTAATTGCGGAACCAAATGAAGAAGAGGTCATAGTAGAACCTGCAATCTTAACGTTCTTAACGATAACATGTGCATCGTAGTTTTCCATTACGCAACCAACACGAATGAATAGAGTGTATTCAATTGTGTCCTTCTTTGGTTGGAACAAGCGGAAGACTGTTACGTCACGCTTAATACCAATAATGAAGTTTTGCGGGAATGTCAAGTGTACTTCGCCGTGATAGCCAGTTGCACCTGAATAATCTCCCGAACGGGTCTCATCAATCAACGGAACGTTGATTACTGGGATACCGAATGCGAAAGGAGTTACTGTACCTGGACCACCATCGTTAGCAGCGACATCACCACGAATGATACCTGAAGCGATATCAAATGGGGTAAAGCCAGAGCTAGTCTCTGCGGTTAGGTTAAACAGATAGTCTTGTACCAAGTTAGATCCTGTGAAGAATCGGAGTTGGTTACGACGTTGCTTGTACTTACGAGGCAATGTCTTAATTGCTTGGTTAAATACTGTCTTATCAAGGCCATATCCATTAGCATCAACAACGTGTGCGTTGTCAAGAGCTAGTTGACGGAATCCCTTAAATGCTGAAAGCAAACCACTACCAGAACCAGTACCGTTAATAAGGGTATCCTCAATATCGTTACCAGCTTGGGTAGCCATAAGACGTGCAATGTGATCTTCTAGATCTGGACCTTCAACATTGTCTTCTAGAGACTCTGCTGATAGTTCCCAATCTAGACGAAGCTTGCGAGTTGTAAGAGATACCTTGTTGAACTGTGCGTTCTGTGCTGTGAATGTAGATCCATTAGCATTAGAATATGTACCTGAAGAGGCAACATAGTCACGTGGGTTATCTTCTTGTGCAACTGTCATGATACGTTGTCCAACTGCAACACGATCAATCTCGGTTGTGTTTGAACGCATACGGATAGTGCGGGCTGTCTTAGCTAGGATTGTTGCATCCCACATGTAATCCAAAAAGCGATTAGCTTGATCTGGATATAGGAGACCATTACCTGAAAGGTTTGCTGAATCACCTGATGCATTTACTGCTGAAGAACCTAGACTA